ATGGCACTTGATATACGCATTGCACAATTTTTTAAATTAACCGCAGCAAACGGCCAGGAACATTATTACCAAAATTACTTTGCTAATGAAACTAAAAACTATGGCAACAAATTATACAACTTTGCCCCATTTCGCGCTGAAGGAACAACAGCATCTTTAAATGGTGATAATAATGTATTGCAAGTATTATTCCCTAATGTAGACTTTGCGGTGCAATTGCTTTATAGCAGCAACAGTAATCGCTTATCCGTGATGGAACTAACAACGCAATGGCTAACGGCTGAGAATGCTTATGCAGGAACAGCATTAACAGAATATTATATTGGCATTGGTTCTTCAATCAGTGAGACAACCTTAGAATTGCGGTTTAGAAGTTCCATTGATAGTGTTACATCAAACTTTCCTAATCGGACATTAACCCGTGAGCTAGCTGGTATATTACCATTAGATGCGCAACTGATCTTGCAATGAACATAACCACCAATGATTTAATCGGTTTGCAGTATGGCTGGGGATATGCACCAGGCGATGGTACGGGCATGACAGACTGCTTTCAGCTTGTATGCGAAATGCGTCGCCGTATGGGAATGAGCGACTATAGCGAGCGGTTTGAATGGGTGTATGATCAATACACAGAAGATACATTCCGCAGACGATTGATACCACGATGGCTATTGCAGCATGGCACTAGACTAGGGGCACCACAAGTTGGGGCCGTATTGCTACTACCAGGACATGCAGGCGCTGCATTAGCAACAGTAGTAACTGATGGTGCGTTATTTATTGCACCTAGCGGTAATGTAGTACGAACCAAATGGCCTATTGATATGGGCTATTGTTTCTGGATGAACTGATGCGTAAATTACTGCCATACGAATACCAGCTAATTCAACAGCTAGGGATTAGCAAAGAAGAATATTTGGAGTTTGTTGCTATACAAGCTGCCTACAACGACCCAAAAGCTGGCACTGTTTTTGATGCACGTAATGCAGTAGTTGGCGCTGTTGTAGCTATTGTCGGCCTTATATTTTCAGTGGCCTCAACTTTACTGCGGCCAAAGCCACAGATTTCAGCGCCAAAGGGCCAAGGGATATCAGTTGGCACTCCACCGCCAGGTGCAGCAACTGAAGGCATTGGTGGACAAGCGCAAACTCGTGAGCAACGCTTTTCGCCACGGTTTGGTTTCAATGGACAACAGGATTTAGCAAAATATGGCGATCCAGTAAATTTAATTTATTGCAACACTGACATCAATCCTAAAGGCGCTGTACGTGCCGCCACATCATTAGTCTGGAGCGCCGTGCGCAGTTATGGGTCATCGCAATTTGTACAGCTTTTATTAGTATTAGGCGCTGGACGTATTGCAGGCATAAATGCTGATAAGTCAGCATTTGGGCAAGTTGCATTAGAAGATTTAGTAGCACAAAATAAGTTTTTTTACCACAATAACCAAGGCACGGGATTTTTAAGCTGGAACGACGAAGAATACGGTCGTGCATCGACAGATCCTACATTTTATGGCACCGGACTAAATAACCCATATCGACTGCAACCAGAGCCAAGCGATACCAGAATTGATGGCTTTAGCCAAGCATATAGTCCCGGAACTCAAAACGCATTTGGCGTTTATGGTGTTGTACCAATTAATACATTTGTATATCAACGCAATGATATAGGTAACAAACTATCTGCCGCTTTAGGAATATCAAGTAATTATAGCTGGGCAGCAGGCCAAGAATTAACAATAGATACAGCTATTACCTTAACAATAAAAAATACCAAAGATAATGTAGATGATGTAAATACACAAGCGCAAGAAACAAGGCGTACATTATCAAGCGTATTTGACGCAAGCGGCATATTTAAATTAGGTTCGGCTGTATTTAAAGTAACCAATATAAATACTGGTTCTCCAGATGAACAGGATATGATAATAAATTTAATTTGTATTGAACGCGGATTTGCACCTTATGTAGCTT